TTCTCCAGCGTGCGGCAGGCGCTGCGGTATTTCTCCAGCGAGGTGCGGGCGTCGATGAGAGGGGAAACCTCACCGGCATTGAAGCTGGGATAGAAATCAAATTTTGGCATTATTTAAAAAGCTCCAATTTGCGCTCCACCCGTTGGATGACTTCCTTGGCCGAGGCGATGATTTCGAGCATTTCGGTGTTTGCGGTTTTGAGGTGAGCCACGAAATCCTCGGTCTGCTTGTCCATCCGCCCCTGCAATGAATCCAGCCGCCCGGTGAAGTATTTGAAGAGAATGCTGATCGCGGCGATTCCGATCACCAGCAGGGCAATAAACATCCAGCGGTCGGTTTGGGCTGCGGCATGGTTGATGAGGTCTAGGTCTAGGTCTGGTGTCATGTGACGATGAGTGTGGATGTGGTGGAATCGTAGGTGGCAGAACGGCCAGGAGCGCCGGTTAGCGTAATGAATGCTGGCGAATAGGATTGAGTTGTGGCTCCGGGGAAAAATTTGAAATTCTGCGTGCCAGCGGCAGGCGCGGTGGCAAACGACACGGCAATCGTGGTAAGCGTGAATGTCGCCGTGGCGGTGCTGCCAGAGACGGTCTTGGAAACCGTGATCGTTCCGACATTGATCGTGGTTGAGCCGGTGTAGGCGTGCGCGAAATTGCCCATAGCCAGCGTGCCAGCGCCGTCTTTGGTTATTCCGCCCCCACCCCCGCCATCGGTCAGCGCCGAGGTTAAGGTTAGGGTTGCGTTAGTGTTTGTGGAAATAACGGCACCGCCAGCTTTGATGTTTCCAGAAACATTGGTTGGGATTGATGCGCTGGATCGGACATTGAAAACTCCGCCATTAAAATGAAACACGCCGGTTCCGCCGTTGGTGTTGCTGCCGAGCGCGCCAACGGAAAGAGTTCCTCCGTTGAGGTTCACGATCATTTGGGCGGTGGCGATTTGCGCGATGCCAAACCAGAAAGTGCCTGCATTGTAATATCCCGTGCCGCTGATGGTGATCGTGCTGGTAGTTCCTGCGCCGTTACCGCCGCCAAGAAAAGTAGAACTATTTGAAGCGTTCACCGTTCCGCCAGAGACATTGAGCGTGCTATTGATCCCTGCCCACCATGCTTGGCCGGTGACGGTGAGCGTGCCGCCTGTGACATTGAGGGTTCCGGCCCCGCCGCCGTTGTCGCCCAGCATAAAGCCGGAACCAAGCGTGACATTTCCGTTTATGTTAACCGTGCCGACATGATTTGAGTTTACGGCAATCTGAAAGCCGCGAGGCCCGGAAGTGCCTGTTTGAGTGAGCGTGCCGGTGATATTGACGGTGCCGTTGTTGGCGCTCCACGCAAGCTGTATGTTGTTTGCTATTGCCAGCGTGCCGGATAAATTCAGCGTGCCTGTTTGGTGCTGCAATGCGCCGCCAAGGGACGAGCCGGTGCCAGAAAGGGTGAGCGTGCCGGTGCCGGATTTTGTCAACCCCCCGGTCGTGCTGGTGATTGTGCCGGAATGCGTGGTGGTATTGCTGCCGGAAAGCGCAAGGTTGTTTGCTCCCATTGCCACCGCCCCTGCTCCGCTGATTGCCGCAATGGTGTCGCCCCCCCCAAGCTGCAAGGTAGCTCCAGAGGAAATATTGACCGTTGTGGCATCGGGGAGGATATTTCCGGCGCTTGTCGCCAGCGTGCCTTCAAGGATTCTAGTCTGGCCGGTGTAGCTGCCAGCGGAGGAAAGTGTGAGGGTGTTTGCGCCGATTTTTGTGAGGCCGATATTGCCGGTGATGGCGGTGCCGTAAGTGCGATTGCCTGCCGTTGTATCGAAGCCAAGCGATGAACTCGCGATAAATTGCGCTGCCCCGAGGATCGTGGTGATTTCGGCATCGGTCACAGAATTCCCTACGGCCAATGTTGCACCCGAGGCGACCGCCACTTTGCCCGATGTTGAAAAGCCCGGAAGATTCGATGTAGCCGGTATGGAAAGAACGCCACCGATGACGCTGGTCGTGCCGGTGTAGGTATTTGCTCCGCTTAAAGTCAAAATGCCGGGGCCGTTTTTAATGAGATTGATTGCTCCCGAAAAGATGCGGCCAAGCGCCGTGGTGGCAAAAGTGTGCAGGTATTGTGTGACGCCAGACAAAAGCGCCATCGTGCCTACCGCTGCCGCGCCGACCCGTGCTGAACTGGCATCCGTGAGAAGCATTAGTTCACAATGATGTAAAGGATGTTGGCATTCGCAGACGCGCCGAGCGCCGTGTAGCCTGCCGAGGTTATTTGCATCATGCCGGTGAGTTGGGTGGCTCCGGTCACTCCGGTGATGTCATTGCCCACCGCAGACAGATTTGTGCGGGCGGCGGCAGCGGTGGTGGCTCCCGTGCCGCCATTGGCCACGGTGAGCGTCCCGGCCAGCGTCACCGCGCCGGTCGTGCCGGTATTTGGCGTGAGGCCGGTGGTGCCTGCGGAAAAACTGGTCACTCCGCCCGGAGCGCCGTTCGCTGCGGCGGTGACGCGACCTTTGGCATCCACGGTGATGTTGGCGTTGGTGTAGCTGCCAGCGGTCACGGCGGTATTGGCCAGCGTGGTAGGAACCGTGCCGCTCCCTGTTCCTGTCACATCACCTGTCAGCGTGGTAGAAGAAATTGGTGTCTGCGGAGTCCATGCCGTTCCGTTCCATGTGACAACTTGCCCGCTGGTCGCTCCGCTTTGAGTGATGTCAGACAACGGGTGCGTGTGCGCTGGCGAGGAGGATACTTCGACATACGCGCTTCCAGACCACCTGTAAATTTTGTTGTTGTCGAGTGTGACATAGATTTTGCCAACCTCTCCAGTAACAGCGGAAAGCGCGGTGAAATTCGCGTATTCCAAGATGTCATCGACATAGCTTGGAAGCTGCGCGGACGGGACAATGCCGCCAACCAGCGTTGCATAGTTGCCAGCGGCTTGCTTGCCAGCAAGCGCGGTGTCGATTTCGGATTCCGTGTAATAGCGGTCATCGTGCGTGTGCGCGGACGGCGCAAAGGTCGCAGGCTTGCCGATGACAGACAACCAATGTGGGTCTGTCTGCGCTGCCTCCCACGCCGTGCCGTTGTATTGCCACAGACGGTTATCAAGAAGAACGGTTTGATTGAGAACTGGAGAAGCAGGAAAACTCATGGGATGGATGTTTGAAAGTCAGACATGAGGGTTGAAACGCGAGCATCAAGAAGCGCGAGGTCGAGGTGTTCGCCGATGGAGTAAAAAGAAACTCGGCTTGTGCTATAAAATGTAGGGGAATTTGCTGCAAAAACCATTAACTGCTCGGAATTAGGTGCTGTTGAATTGTTTGCTGTGTTTGTTGACACCCCGTAAAGTTGCCGCACGATGTTTGTGCCGCTATTTCTGGACACCGCAATCAAACCGGTTGCGACCGTGGAATCTCCTCCGCCTGTTCGGAATCCACCATCAACGGAATTTGCCGCAAAATACTGACGACCACTTGTAGCCTGCGTGTATAAATTCGAGTGTCCACCGGATGTAGCGAACCTCGTCCCGATTACAACGGTGTCCACAGCAGTCGCTTCGGGTTCTGTTTTATAGACTGCGAGATGCTTTGAATTTTGCGGATCGGCATTATTGAGCCGATTTGGATTTAATCGTTTTGCTGATGCACCTTTTAAGCCTGTTTTTCGCAAATAGTCCGCAGACACGAAATTCACATTAGTCGGAGCCGCGCCAACCAACGGCGTCAGCGCCCCCGCCAGCGTCCTTGCGCCTGCCATAATGCAAGATGCTTTAAGGGCCGTCCAAATGGCGTCAGTCTTACAACCGATAACAAATGCATTGATTGCTTTTCTTGTTGCCTGCTCAAGCTCTTGCCCATCTGCTGCCTCCACGCGATAAATGTAATCCACCGCATCGGTATCCCACGGGTAGGTTGTTGAGGTATTCGGCTCCACCCATGCCGCGCCGTCCCATACAAATAACCTGTCTGCGGTCGGGTTCCACCATTGCAGGCCGGTAATCGGATTTGCCGGGGCGGATGTCGAAACGATGGTGCTGCCGCTCATGTATGTCGGCTTGCCTGCGATTTCCTCCCAAAAAATCGAGTTGTTCGCGGCCTGCCAAGCGGCTCCGTTCCATTGCCAGACACGCCCGCCGTCTAGCCATTTTTGACCGATGTATGATGGAGTCGTTGGAAAGCTCATGGGATTGCGGTGTTGATGTCGGTCATTAGAGTGGAGACACGGGAATCAAGTTTAGAAAGGTCAATGGATTCTCCGATTGAGTAAAATGTTACACTACCGTCGGAGAATACATTGCCGCCTGCCGTAATAGTGTAAGCAAATACTCCATAGTTTCGATTAAATGGCGCAGCGGATGTTGCACTAGCAATAGATGTCACACCTCCCTGTCTTGACGACACTTGAGTAGAAGAATTGCGACTTGCGCCAAAGAACCCTAAAGCAGCGGAGGCGCTGATTGGAGTGTCAGATGATTGATTAAGTCTTAATGTTTTCCCTATGCTGTTATGGGCAATGTGTGATGTTCCTGTTGTTGAGGATACGCCAATAATAGCAAACGCATTTGCGCTTGTGGTTGGGTTAGCTGTCACCCATGCTGACAGGTGCTTTGAATTCTGCGGATCGGCGTTGTTGTTCCGATTGGAGTTCAGATATTTTGTTGCCCCGTCTCCCTTAATCCCCGTCTTGCGATTGTAGTCCGTGGACTGAAAATTGACATTTGTTGGAGCGGCTCCCTTGAGCGGAACGAGCGCCCCGTTGAGCGTCCGCGCACCCGCCATCACGCAAGAGGCTTTGATCGCGTTCCATATCCCGTCTGCTTTGCAACCGATGACAAACTTGAGCATGGCAGCGATGACATTATCCTCCAAATCCTGCCCGTCTGCGGCCTGCACCCGGTAGATGTAATCCCAAGCATCCAAATCGCCTGTGCGGAATGATTGGCTGCTCTCCACCCACGCCGCGCCGTCATACACATACAGAACCGAATTGATGCGATCCCACCACGACCATCCGGCTTTTGCTCCGCTGGGAGCGACATCGGACACAATCGCGCCATCCGGGCGATAGATCGCCGACTGCCACGCCAAGCCGTTCCAAATCCATGTGCGCGTGAAATACGAAAACAGGTCGCCGATTTGAGGATTTGCCGGAAAGGAGATCATAGAATTACGGTAGAAAGGGTTGTCATCAGCTTGGTCACGCGAGCGTCGAGAATGCTCAAGTCGAGCGATTCACCCATCGAGTAAAATGATATTCTTGCGTTTGACCTTCCGAATGAATGCACTCCGTCTGGTCGTATGATATAACTATTTCCGGGCATGGATTGCGTCCTTGCTCCAGACACAAATGTTTCCGTAACGCCATTTGCCCTCACTTGAAAATTTGCGGAGTTAGACCTTGCCGCCGCAACAAGCCCGCCGACATTATAGGGTTGTTGAGTTGAAAATAGCGTAGTTTCTTGCTGCGCCACATGACCAGCGTATGTTCCCTTTTGAGTAAGTAGGCTTAATAGGGTTCCGCCGTAGCTCCAAGTAGTTCCAGCAGCAATAATTGCCCTGTGCGTATTCCCGTTGATTGTTACTGCGGCGGCAGGATCGTAGACGGAATAAGTTGTGTCTGGCTCCGTGATATATGCAGACAAATGCCTATTTGATATTGCATTTGTCAAATTTGGATAGTTTGTATTTATACTAAAAGTGCTTCCGCCAAACCCTGTTTTTCTTACATAATCAAATCCTGTCTGCGAAAGCGTTGGGATAAAGCTGCCTTTGATTGGAACCATCGCGCCAGCCAATGTTCTTGCTCCTGCAAGAATGCACCCTGTTCCAATTTTATCCCAAATTCCAGCTATCTTGCATTCAATAATGAACGCCTCAAATGCCGTTACAACCTCCTGCTCCAGCGGAGCGCCGTCTGCCGTTTCAACCGCCGTGACATAGTTGATGACATCGGGATCAATCGTGATGAACTTCTCTCGCAGCGCGGCGGCAGTCTCAACCCAAACATTAGACTGATAGACATACAGGCGCTTGTTTGTCTCATCCCACCATAGCGTTCCCGTGACTTGATTGGTGGGAGGAAACTCCGAGGAAATGACCTTGGCGTTGAAGTAGTCGGGGATGTTTGCGAGAGTGCTGCTCCAATCGGCAGGGAAATAGGTCGGCTTTCCCGTGACAAGTTCCCACGGGAGCGTTGACGCTTTTTGCGGGATGACCCAATTCGTGTCGTCGAACTTCCATGCCTTGCCATTGGCAATGAAAACTTCGTTAAGAACTGGAGATGCGGGGAAACTCATTCGGCGGGAATTTCTTCAATAGGTTCCGGCGCGGGGATTAGCGCGACCGCTTCGGCCATGGTCTTGATGGGGATTTGCGCGAACATTTCCTGCGGGAGCTTTTCAAATCCTTGGCGGTAAAGCCCTGTTGGCCCAAGCTCCAAGAGCAAGTCCGCGCACAGGAATAGCGTGCCGTCTGTAAGCGCGACCGGCTGCGCGACATGGCGCGGGTTGCCGTGCGCGGCCTGCGTGTCTGCGAGGACTTGCGCTTGCTCCGGGGTGAGGATAATCGCGAGTTCTTTCGCGGTCGGGTAATTCGGTTGCGAGGTGATAAGTTCGGCGAGTGTCATACGATGGCGGTGTTGAGGCGTGAGTTTAATGTGTTGAGATGATTTTCAAGTTTCTGCAAATCAATAAATTCTCCGATTGAATAAAAAGAAATTCTTGCGTCTGATGTTTGTGTTGGGACGCCATGACTATTTGCAAAAACTTTATATGTAGCACTTGAGTTGGCAAACGCTTGGGAAGTTAGTGTCGCAGTTAAATTTACTCCATTCCTTCTGGTAATAAAATTGGCAGAGTTATTTCTGCTCACACCAAAAAGACTTGGCGTCAAATTTCCAGTATGGAATTGTCCTTTTGTGTTTGCAGAAATGCCTGCATAAACCCAACCCCCTTTTGGATCATTCAAAAACGAGGAACCATTTGAATACGATGCCCCCCCTAATATTCCTCCCGTTGCCAATGTTGTTGAAACTTGCCTTACAAGCGCACTTATATGCTTATTGTCTTGGTTTTCTGTAATTTCAAGATAATTAGTGTTAAGGTATTTGCCTGCTCCATTACCAATCAACCCCGTTTTGCGGTCATAGTCCGCCTGCATAAAATTGATGTTTGTCGGAGCCGCGCCTTTCAGCGGAACCAACGCGCCGTTTAGCGAACGCGCCCCGGCCATGAGGCACGAAGCCTTAATGGTGTCCCAAATGCCGTCGAGCTTGGCGTTGATTACAAACATCATCAGCGCATCCTTGACCCCTTGCTCTAGCCCGCCAAACCCGGCTGCGATGTCTGCCGCCTCAACTTCGGTGACATACCGTGCCGCATCGGCATCGATCACCGGGAACTCGTCGTTGTTTCCGTTGACCTCGGCCCAATTGGCGTTCTGGTAAATATAAAGTTGCTTGGTATCGGTCTTCCACCAGAGGTCGCCGGAAGACGCTCCTGCGGGGGCGGTGACGCTATAAAACGCTTTGCCAAGGCCCGCATCCCCTCGCGGGATGGTGAATTTGAAAACCGCCGCGCCGGTGGTTCCGATATTGGCAACGGAGGCGCTTGACCCGGCAACTCCGGTAATGGTCGCCGGATCGACTGCCACGGTCGCATCCGCCCCTCGCGGGATGCTCAAGCTCAAAGTTTGACTAGGGGCGGTGCCGGTGATGGTGGCGGTGGCGGGTGTTCCCGCATTGCCGGTCGCGACCGTGCCGATGGCAAGGCTGTTGGCTGGGCCGGTTGCTCCGACATCGCCGCGAGGAATGGCAAAATTGAGAACAGCGTCTCCGCTGGTTCCGGCGTTGGTGACTGAAGCGTTTGTGCCGGGGGTGCCTGTTGAAACGGTTCCGACTGCCACGGTGGCGGCTAATCCTTGCGGGCCGGTGTTGCCGGTGTTGCCTCGCGGGATAGTGAACGAAAGAATCCGGTTCTCCGGGGTGCCTGTTGGAGTGACCTGTGCATTGGTTCCCTCGGCCCCGGTGGTGGTCGTGCCGATGTTGACCGTTCCGGCTGGGCCTTGGGGGAGTCCGAAATTCAGAACAGCGGTGTTGCCGGTGCCAACATTTTTAACGGTCGGGGTTGATCCGGTCGGGAGGTTGGTGACCGATCCCACGGTAACGAGGAGCGATGGGTAGCTGACGCCACCGCCCGGGCCGCCGCCGGTAGCTTTAGCCGAATCGATGCCATCGCCGCCGGATCGCGAGGAAACGAGTTTGGAGGATGTCCAAGCCGGTTTGATCTTCCCCTTGCGCTCGGTGCTGTCCCGGCGCATCGCGGGGTTTTTGCCCAAGACCTCGACCTCTTTGGAGAGGAGCGCGGCTTTGTTCGCATCGCCAGTCAGCGGAACGGCCAGCTTCGCGGCGAGGTTCGCCGTGAGGAGGTCGATGAACAACGAATCGAAGAGGGTGACTTCGGTCGTCTTGCGGACATATTCCAACTGGATCGCGCTGCCGAGCCAGACATCCCAATCGGATTGCCACCCGGAGGTGACGCCGGGTTCCTTGGTTGTGTTGGCGACCCGGCAAATGTAAACCGCCGAGGTGCTGGTGACGACATTGCCGACTTCGTAGGCGCGATTGGCAACCCAATCTGGAGCGCCGGAATCCACGCTGGCGAGAACAAAGTTACCTGCGACTTCCCACGCCGAGTCAGCGGCAGCGGAATCCCAATCGTTGACCCGAAATACGCGCAGGCAATCGGATGGGATGGAGTAGCGATAAGCCCACTTGTATTCCGGGCGCGGGAGGGTTTCCGCAACGGTAGTGGACTTCATCGCCCATGTCCACGAACC